TTATTTATTCATTAATACTTGAATTAGCCTCTCTTTTTCTTTGAGTAACTGTTTCAGATGCTCTATTTCTTTATCTTTGTCTGCTATAACTCCAGCGGTAGCATTACCATATATAGAGGCTGCACTCCCATCGCCAACGACTGATTGGTTGAGCTGACAATTTTCATCATCAAACCAATATGAAATGGGTATATTTAATATTTTAGATATTGCCTCCAATTTAGCGGCATCAATACTTTCTTGGGATTTCCATTTAGTTATAGTAACCGCAGTTACCCCCATTCTATCAGCAAAATCCTTTTGAATAATTCTTTTTTTTCTAAATAATTCATCTAATTGATTTCCAAAGTGTTTCATATTTATAATTAAAATGATAGGAAATTAATTATTAAAGCGTTTGGAAATTAATTTCCTTAAATTTATATTTGCATTATAAATCTACAAAACAATATTCAATATTTAATTAAATATGGAAGAAAAAAAGAAGAAAAAAACAATGGATGGCATGGCATTACGAACCTATTTGCGCAGTTTACCAGTATGTGAATCATCTGAGATGGCTAAAAGGCTCGCTGATGAATGCAAGGTGCCGATTTATACGTTTAATAATTGGCGGAGTGGTTGGGTACGAATACCTGAACTAGCGAAGGATAAGATAGAAGAAGTGGCTGGAGTGAAAATATTTGAGCGTGAATAACTTGTAGTAGAAATTAATAAATGTGATAAACTTAAATTGTGAATGATATGAAAGTAATACTATTAGTAGGAGCTCCTCGGTGTGGAAAAACTCAGTTGGCACTTCAAATGTGCGAAAACAAGCGTAGTGTTTTTTATGATGTCAGATCATCAAGTCTTAAAAGTTTCTTGGAACATATTGATACAAATGTTGATGTAATGGTGTTTGATGACATCCCGGAATGGCAGTTACAGTATTACGAGGCGTTGGTCAGAGGGGATTATTTCCAAGGTGATTTTACTGTTGTTCTGACAACAAATTATTTTCCGGAATGGGTGACAAAATATCCTGATGTATTGGTGTTGGACGAGATTGGTATAAAGAAGAATGGATCGTCTGTTATTGCTAAAGTAAGAAATTATGAAAAGTGCTAAAATAGAAATGAATAAAGGATTGCTTGAGGCATGGCTTGAAGCAGTCCACGAGAACGGTCTTCCTGTCAATATTCAAACAGGAAGGGAATACAATGATTGTAATGGTGACCGGACAGTGGAGGTGCTTATGGAGTATGACGAAAGTGACAAGATGCTTGTTATGGGGGCTTTGAATGCTACGATTAATGAGTGGGCTGGTCTAGTTTGATTCGAAACAGATAAATTATGAATAATGACAGACAGAAGATATTAACTGATTATATTTCTTACTTATTCGCAACAGGCAGGACTTATGATACTGTCGGGAAATATATCAAGCATGTCACGGATTTTTTAGAAATGACCAAAGAAGTGAACCGCCGTGGTTATTTGAATTACAAGCGTGAAAATGCAGATGTCATGGTGCGTCATTCATTAATGTGCTCAGCTATATGCGATCTATTATCCTTTCTCAACATCGGATATGGAAAAAGGGAAAAGACGGTGAAACCTTTGGAAAAACTTGATGTCATTTCGGAGAAGAACAAGAAACAACTTCATGATTTCATTATATGGCTGACTGACAACAATGATTACTCTTCTCATACAGTTGATGTATATTACACATCCATAAAGAAGTATTTCGAATACGCCAATGAGGTAAACATGGATAATTGCAGGAGGTTTATAAAAAGTCTTGAAGAAGAAAAATTATCTCCCGCTACCATCCGGTTGCGGATTACAGCAATCGAAAGATTTTCTAAATGGCTGAAGAAGCCTATAGAACTGAAGCGTCCTAAAATAAAGCGCAAGCTTGATGTGAACAATGTGCCGACCGAAGAGGAATATAACCGGCTGTTGGAATATCTCAAGGGAAAAAACAATAAGGATTACTACTTTTTTATCAAGGTATTGGGTACAACGGGCGCCCGTCTGTCGGAATTTCAACGATTTACATGGGAGGATATAATTAGTGGTGAGGTTACATTGAAAGGTAAAGGTAACAAGTACAGACGTTTTTTCTTCCAAAAGCAATTGCAGCAGGAAGCGAAGGTTTACGCTAAGGAATATGGTAAGACCGGGATTTTTGCGGTAGGGAGATTCGGCCCGATCACACAGCGTGGCTTTTCCCAGCACTTGAAAGCATGGGGGAAACATTGCGGCATTGATTTAAAGAAGATGCACGCGCATGCCTTCCGACATTTTTTCGCTAAAATGTTCCTGAAAAAAAACAAAGATGTTATTCAACTGGCCGATCTTCTCGGTCATGGAAGTGTAGACACAACAAGAATTTATTTACAGAAAAGTTATGACGAACAAAAAAAAGATTTTAATCGAAACGTTACATGGTAGTGTTGCGCAGCTCAATGAACTGTCATCCATGACCGAAGGGGTAGACATCTATGACAATACCGGGCATGTTGACACCGATTTCTTGATCGAAGCGATATCTTGCGTCAGTGCCTTCATGGACGCAAGCAACATAGTTGTAGAAAAAATATCTTCACTGTTAGCGCCGGATGTTCCGATAGCTGAAAAGAAAAAGCAGGCTGACGAAGGCAAAAAATGGAGTGTGGAAGAGATATTGAAACATTGTACTCTTGAGGACGGTGTTCTGAAACTTCCTCAAGTTCAATTTAACAAAAAGTCTTATGCTGAAGCAAAGAAGTGGATAGAAGAAGCCGGAGGCTCATGGCAAGGTGGGAAGATACAGGGTTTCACATTTCCGTTTAATCCGGAACGTGTGTTTCCCATTTTGAAAGAAGGTAAGCGGTGTAACCTTCAACAGGAATACCAGTTTTTTGAGACTCCGGCCGATGTTGCCGACTGGCTGGTTATGCTTGCCGGAGGGATACATGAGGATGATACGGTACTGGAGCCGAGTGCCGGGCGTGGCGCGCTTATTAAAGCAATCCACCGAGCTTGTCCTTCTGTAATGGTTGAATGTTATGAACTGATGCCAGAAAACAGAGAATTTCTTCACACCCTTAACAACGTAATATTGCTTGATGAAGATTTTACCAAATACAGTGTAGGTAGTTACACTAAGATTATTGCAAATCCTCCGTTTTCCGGTAATCAGGATATAGAGCATGTCAGGCTTATGTATGAACGCTTGGAAGAAGGCGGCACGCTTGCAGCAATAACCAGCCAACACTGGAAATTCGCTTCGGAAAAGAAATGTATTGATTTCCGCAACTGGCTGAAAGAAGTACATGGAGAAGTGTTTGAAATCAGCGCAGGCGAGTTTAAAGAGAGTGGCACTTCTATTAGTACAATGGCGGTAGTTATAAAAAAATAATTCAAAATGATATAGAAATGAATATGATATTCCTGAAAAGAAAACCAGCCTCTTTTTTTGAAAAAAAGCAGGCAAAGGTTTTAGAAACTATACAATCTCTTGTTTCAAAGATTGATGTGGGTGAAATAGTTTCCGTATCAAAAGGATATGGAGGATTCACAGTAACTACCCCTGATGGTAGATGTATTAAGAAAGTTGAAGCTATTAAATTAGATTTAATACAGATTGAGATATGAAAAGATTGAGTAAATATAGATACTACAATGGAAACGAAAGTAACTAAAGATGGATTTGTTTGGTTGGTAGTACCAGACAATTATGCAATGGAGATGTGGAAAGCCAACCTCGCCACATTGTATGTACTGCATAATGATGACAGTGAAACAATGGTAGAAACGGATCTGCAAATGGCTGATGCTATACATGACGGAGAGCGAATTGGCATTGAGGTTGGATTCATCAAAGGCCTGCTCCCGGCCTGTCCCCAATGCGGCAGTAGGCTGGTGCCAAGTAGAAACCCTGAATATGAATGGGAGTGTTTAGAGTGTGATGAAGATTTTAAAACGTGTGAGTTATGATACAACAAGAACTGAATAACATATCAACCTACGTGGTTGGCGATTTTATTATTAAAGTGATAGATGCTCATAATGTAAGAATAACAACAGATAGAGGAACTGTGTTGGTTTGCCCTAGATCGGACAACTCTATAATTGTAAAATCATCAAAAGAAGATAAAAATGAACAAAGAAGAATTTCAGACAAAGAAAAATGATATTGATTCAAAAATAAGGGAATTGAAAAATCAGAAAATTCAGTTGGAAAAGGAATACATTGAATCCAACCAAGGATTTCCTGTTGGAAGCAAGGTCTGTATAACGGTCATGGCTCATGAAAGATATACTTTTTGGAACAATGAAAGGATATTGGTTCCCGAAGCGAAGAAGTTAGCCTATATTGCAGATTATGAGATTGATGATGACGGAGAGGTTGTCCCCTCTTTAAGACAGTTGGATTACAATGGGGGCATGTCAGCAATACCTTTATTTGTTAATTTAAAGAAGGCTATAATTGAATTAGTGTAAATCAATATAATTATGAATGAAGTTAGAAAGCTATATAACGATGATGGATGCGTTCTTAAAGAGGCGTCTAGCAATGACTATGAATCATGGAGTTCAGCAAGAACACTTGGTCCTATGGAAAGAAGGAAAGAATACAGAAACCTATGTTATAATTTTGAATATGAGCGGAGAACTAATATCCCTCACTGTGCAAAGAAAGGTGTATGTGATGAGGATTGCGAATACATGAGAAATTTCAAAGGATAGGATATGAAACAGACAGTAGAAGAAGCGGCAAAAAAATATTCCAATGATTGCAGAAACAGGCAGCTTCATTGTGAACCATACTGCATTGTTGACTTTATTTCTGGTGCAGAGTGGCAGTCAAAGCAATCGCCTTGGATAAGTGTTAAGGAACGGTTGCCAGAACCAAACAAGCTTGTCCTTTGCAGAATGGTATCAAATGGAGCGATTGTTAGTGGCTATATCGTTGTTTCATCCGGGAGATCGCCATACGTTGCGACAGACGGAGGATTTGAATTTGAGGATTGGAACGGCTACGAGTGTGACATGTGGATGTACATCCCGTCTTTCGATGAAATATTAGAAGCCAACAGGGATGTACTTGAACGAATTAAAGAGAAAGGAGATTGAGATATGAAAAGAAACAGAAAACAAAAGAAGAGCACTGCATCAAGCAAAAGACGCAGTGCTGCAACTTACAAGGTTGTAGTGAATAACATTTACTTAACATCCGATAACTATTTCACTGGTTGCGGTGGAATAATTTGTGATGATGATTCACTAGATTTTCAATCAAAGAACGCCAAGAGTTTTTAAATTGAATAGTGATGTATATGAGCATTTGGGACAATTGGCAGCTACTAAAGCAAGGTGGGTTATCGGTCCATCGCTTTCTATAAAATTACCATTATTATCCTTCTCCAATGATAATAAATTATAAACATGAGGGCTGATTACTTTATCCTCTGTACATCCGCAATTAGGACACTTGCCTATACGGATCTTTTGTAGGAGTTTTTCCTGTTGTTCTTGTGTTAATTTCATAAACAATAAATTTAATAATTCGACAAAAGCAAAAGTAATAATAAAAAACCGAAGGGCGCATCTAAACTCACAATAAATTTAAAATTCGACACTTTATGTTTATTCGGATGCGCCCTTTATTAAAACAAATAATCATGGAAATAAAGAACGGAATAATAATTGATGGAGTGCTGCATGAAATGGTTGAACTGATTGATGCGCGCTGTCTGGATTTTGATTGCAGTAAATGTTCGTTGAATAAAGAATGCAATGAGTGTAAGATGGAGCATGAATCATACCTGTGTAATGTGATGGGTTGTTTCTTCTTTGTTAATCGTGGTAAAGTAACGGATATTAAAACAGAGGAGGAAAAGGAATGAAACAGGCATTATCAATCGAGCAGATGAAGCACTTGAAGGATCTTGGTCTGGATACAAGCGATGCAAGCATGCACTGGCAGTTTTTGCCTACCGCTGATTCTATCATCAACGGAACAGATGAAATAGAGAAAGAACCTTGTCTTTTTGTGAGTCAACCGAACATGAAGCATGAATACCCTGCTTACATCTTGCAGGATATTCTCGGTAAGCTGCCTGTATACCTAAATTACTTCGGTACAAAATATAAGCTGCACATTGAGCCTAATTTCGCTGGAGCTTGGTTTATAAGCTATCAAATAGGCATATGTGAACCATTTGTTTTTAAATTGTCAGAAAACCTATTGGATGCAGCCTATGATATGCTGTGTTGGTGTATTGAAAACGGATATGTTAAAGTTGTAATGGAGGAAAAGTAAATGGATATAGTACCTATTGTAACAAAAGATGATCTTTCTAAAGAACAGATAGAGTATCTACAAAAACAACAAACAGAATATAAATTGATTAAAAAAGTTAAGAGGAATCCAGGGCATATCTTATTCTCTTTTAACGTTAAGACAGGGGAGATAAAGAGAGCTTCTATTATACATAATGTTTCTATTGGTCTGAATGGGCTTCCTATAACTAGGGCTGAAACGGTCATAGAACCTAATTGCTACTATGAACAAGCCTTAAATGAAAAGAATTTTAGAAAGAAATTGAAGAAATCAGGATTATTAAAAAACGAATAATTATGGGATTTACAACACAGTGCTTTATATGTAAAAACACTACTAGTATTAGAAATAGATTAAAAGAACTTGGCTATTATTGTAATCCATATTTAGGCTGGCATAATCTATTTACTTGTGTATTTGGAATTAATTCGGTTTATTCATTGGACGATTATGGTAAAAATGGTCTTAAAGGAATAGATGGTCTTATTGATTGCGGAGCGAATGAGGAACTTTTCTTAGCTATCGCTGCATTAAGGGATGATACAGACAAGTACCAATGGTTTACCGATGGGGATAAATGGATTATGTGTCCTGCAATCAAGTTCTCTTCCTATTGGGTTTACAATGATATTGATGTTAATATAGATACCGTTCACAAGGCTACTGTAGACGAACTGATTGAACACTTTAAAACAAAGGAGGAACAATGAAAGCAAGAATAAAATCAACTGGAGAAATTGTAGAGATTAAGGATTTATATGATGATGGTACTGCATTGGTGGGAAACATGTATATCAAGGTGTCAGAACTTAATTTTTTTAGTGAAAACATTGATTGGGAACAACGTAGGTACGAATTGGCAAAAGACATTATTAAAATTGTTATAGCAAACGACTATGGTGTTAATTCTGATGTAGTCGCTAAATATTCGCTTAATTGCGCTGATGCCCTAATTAAAAGATTAAAGGAGAATAATTATGAATAGCGTACAGACACAAACACTTTCCATTAACGGAGATGGAGGTGGTGAGGCATATATTGATTTTTGCGATGGCCAATTATGTGTTTCAGTTGTCATAGAAGGGAAACAGGCAGATTTTCACTTTGAGCCTGTTACGTTAAAGATGTTTGCCCATGCTTATAAATTACATTGTGAAGAATGTGAAAAGAAGAAAGGAGAATAGTCATGACCGAAGAATTTGTAACATTAGAAACAGCGAAACTGCTGAAAGAGAAAGGCTTTAATGAGTATTGCAAATATATCATTAACGATAAAGGCTTGATGATGGAAACCATATTTAGAACTAGTAAGGATTTACCTAAATTATTCTATTCTTGTCCAATACAATCCATCGCCCAGAAGTGGCTTCGTGAAACTAAGAACATTCATATATGTATATACAACTGTGCTTGTGGCTATGGATACGAAATATCTAAAGCTGACAATGGAGCTCATATGGCTAGGTCTGTTTATAAAGGGACAAATGATGGAGAGGAATGGGATAGC